CTTCTTGTTTTTTATCACTCTCTGGCGATACTTCTGTGACGTCTTTAATTCCTTCGCTATCGGATTTCTCTTCGACCGAAAGGACAGTTTGATTTCCTTCTTTTTTAAATTCACCTGTTAACCCCAATTCTTTTAATTGTTTTAAAACGTCCTCTCGAGACATAGAGTCAATTGAACCCGTTCGTATTTCTTTTCGATCGATGTACAATCCTGCAGCTTGCCCTCGCAACCGCTCAGCATTAACAGCAGCAGAATAAGACTTTTCAGCAAGTGATTTCTCACGCAGCCTAGCCAACTCCTGAACATGCTTATTTAATTTTACCTCGTGCGTTTTTTCAATTTCAGCTCTTCGCTTGATTATAGCTTCTACAACTTTTGGATACCTTTTACCATTTAATAATTGAGATGCTATGACATTGGCACCATTTTCATTATACCCAGCTTGTCTGGCGCATTCCGTTGGAGTCAATCTACCTTCATTCTCAGAGTATATCTTAACAAACACACGTTGTTTGTCAGTCAATCCATCATCCCTTATTGGATATCTTTTCGACATATTTGTGGCACCACTTGTGGCACTAGTCAATCTCTTATCTACCATCCAAAACCCCGCAGTATAGTTGAGTTTTTACTCATTTTATTATCTAAAAAACAAAAAAGTGCCTTGCGTTGT